ACAAGATTGGTTAGATAGATTTTTAATTGTAAATTACGAACCAATAGGAAAGAAGCGACCAAATATATAAATTGGCTATATGAATTAGCTGGATTTAAAAAACCACTTATTATTTTCCTTTCGTCCCCACTGGCCGTTCAATATGGTTCTAATATGATTAAAAATACAGGGAGCCAAGTTGGGAGCCAAGTTTGGAGCCAAGTTTGGAGCCAAGTTTGGAGCCAAGTTAGGAGCCAAGTTGAGAGCCAAGTTGAGAGCCAAGTTGAGAGCCAAGTTGGGAGCCAAGTTTGGAGCCAAGTTTGGAGCCAAGTTGAGAGCCAAGTTGAGAGCCAAGTTGGGAGCCAAAAACTTGAATTTTTTAGTTTTTCCTCTTATGGCAATGTTTGGGATTATGGATGGGTTGCTTTTTATGAATACTTTAAAAAATTAGGGGTAGTTAAATTAGATTTATTTAATAATTTTGTTTTTCTTTTAAAAAGTGGAGTATACAAAATGATACAACTGGAAAAAGTATGTATTGTGTCTGATATGCCAATAAAAATAACAAGAGATAATGAAAACAGATTACATAATACTAAAGAAATGGCAATTGAATGGCCTGATGGATATGGTCAATATTATATACACGGAATACCATTTATAGATAAAAAATTATTTAATAACATTATTAAAGACAAACTAACACCTGCCTATATACTAACTAAAATTAAAAACATAGAGCAAAGACGTATTGCATGGAAAATGATGGATAAGATAAAGATTAAGAAAATGAAAGGACTAAAAGTAATTAGTAAAGAAGTAGATGAGATGGGTAAAACAATGAAGATTTACGAACTTCAAACTAAAGTCTTTAATACACCATTTTATTTCCTACATGTTTATTGTCCAACAGGCCGTGAGTATTTTATAGAAACAAGAGCAAAGACCTGTCGTGAAGCGAAAAATGGCTCGTTTGGATTACCAGTTGAGGTTAGATTTAATAAGGAGTACTAATTATGAAAAACATACTTAAAAACAAAATATTTTGGAAACTAATTCTAAGTACGCTGTTTTTAATAGCATTTTACGCCTTTGTTGACCGCTACTTTGTGCAAGTACCATTTACTGTCAAATTCCGCTGTTTAGTGTGTCGTAGGTCAAACACGCCATCACCCACGCCAAAAGCGAAATTAGGGGTATCTACAATTAAAATAACGCCAACTTTAACACCTACTCCCTTAGTTTCTGAAATCTATAAAAAAGCATATGATAAGGTTTGGTTAAGTGAAAGTGGGCGAGGAAATGATAAAACTGGGCTGAACGGATATTGTTTAACAAAAGGAATGATAAATGAGATAGGTTATGCACCGCCTGATAATTATTGTTTTAAAAATAGAAAAGAACAAGAAGAAACATTTTATCTATGGCTTGATAATAGATTAAGTCATAAAAAAATGCCATGGTGTAATAGTATAGGAGAGTGTTTATTAATATATAGTGCAGGAGCATATAGCCTATGAAAACTAAAGTAAATAAATTTAGCCTAAAATCATTACAAACATTGCTTGATAAAACTTTAGCGGAACGTCAAGCTCTTAATGAAGAAGTAATTATCAAACAAAGTCAGCAAAGAGAAATAAACAAAAAAATACAAAACTTACAATTTCAAATAAATGAAGCTAAAAGAGAAAATATAGAACCTGTTACTGAACATGCTATTTTAAGATATTTAGAAAGAGTAAAAAAAATAGACATAGAAGCAATTAAAAAAGAAATTATTAAACATGCTTCTTTAATAGTCGGAGGAAGCGGGGAAATTAAAAAATTAATAAATGGTAGCAGATTTATTATAATCACTAAAAACAAACAAGTAATTACAATAGTAAAAGTTAAAAATTCCGCTAAATAGATATGACCAATAACACCCTTGATGTAATAATGTGGTTACTAATTGGAATAATAGCGGGAGTGATTATTATAAATTTAATATTTTAATATAATGACCAAACAAAAGGCTCTTGATAAAATCGAGGAGCTAAAAAAATACGTTAATGAGGAGGAAACAAAAACCTCTAAGAAGTTACAAATATTATCTAAAACAGGTAGTGTTTTATATGAAAGCGACAAGCTTACATTAAAAGAAGCGGTTGAAGAAGCAGACCTTCGTGAAGCAAACCTTTATGGAGCAGACCTTCGTGAAGCAGAATTACAAAATGCTAAATTCTATGGTAAAGGTGGAACAACCAAGATTAAAAAGGAACAAATTAATGATTTCTTAACCGCACTTGGAGTTATTGCAGAATAAAAGTTTAAATAACCTATGACACTTAATGACCTGTTATCAAAATTTGATGAGAAATTTGAACAAGTATCTATTAGTTATGGTGATTATTTAGCTATTGGAACTCCAGCAAAAGAAGAAATCAATGACTTCCTCCGCCAAGAGGTAACTAAGTTGATTGAAGAGGAATCTAAAGAGATTGATAAGAAATTTTATGATAAAGCATTTAGGTTTATTACAGGGATTATAGGTGAATATGGGAAACCTTTAAGTGAATTACGAATTGCTACTTTAGGTATGGATATTGAAAAATTAACAAATTTTTTAATTTATCAATGTCGCAAGGAAATATTAAATAACATTTTAGGAGAATAGGATATGAATAAGTTAGTAAAATACGGAAATCCATATTTTAATCCAGCCTATATTAGAAAGGCTGTTGGTTTTAAGTTGTGGGAAAAGTTTTTATTATTTTTTATTCCTTGTTATGTGGCGATTGATACTACAATTACAGATAAAAGAAATGTGGCTGTATTTTATAAAACATTATTCGGTAAAGTCTATATAGTTGGAGAAGAATATTTGCCAACATTAACAAGTTTTAAGCATAAAGGAAAGATTTATAAATTCTAAACTTATATGAATAAACTAATAGGGAAAGAGAAGATATAAAACGAATAGAATGGGCAAGTATATCTCATAAAGCTAAAAGAGACTTGAATGACTATATCCCACTCTGTAAAAAATGTCATCATAAATATGATGATATATCTAAAAAAATGTGGACAACGAGAAGAAGATTATATGATTACTATTTTAAGGCTATAAAAATATGAAAATAATTCCCTATATAAATAATCATCAAATGAAAAAATTAATAACTGGTGAATTAATTTTTTCAATTATTGAAAGACAAATAAATAAAAAAGGTAAATTAATACCTTCAATGAGAATGGGAAATGAAAAATTATATAAAATGAGTTCCAAACAAACATTAGAATTAATATTAGGGAAATTGTATTTAAAAAAAGAACCAATGATTGAAACAAATTTAGTTGTTTTTTTGCTTGAACAATTGACATGGGGAACTACAATTGGATTTTTCAGACAGATATTATTATAAATTTAATATTTTAGTATGAGTACACAAAAGGTAGATATTAGAATAACTAATTCTAAGGAATTGATAAATGTTTTAAAAGATATTACCATATTAAATGAAACCTAAACTACACAAGAGACAAGATAAACTATACTGTTCTTGCCATAAAAGCTGGGTTAATCTAACTAAATTAAGTGGAACTTTTATTCGTGGACAATGTGGTTATTGTAAAAGTTCTATTAACCACCTAAATGTAAACAAATTAAATCATTAAAAATAAGAATGGAACTTGAAACTATGATGTATCTTACCGATTTTAGAGATAAATTAATAACCAAAGCATCTGAATGTAAACAATGCTCTGATAATAGAGACCATGATTGGGGACTATGTGAATGTCCATGTCATGTTAAATATTGTTCTAAATGTATAAATAAACATTAAAAATTAAAGATAAATAAATGCGTATAGTGGTATATAATTTTATAGACAATTCGGCCCAAGTATATGACACATCAATCCTTTCCAAAACCAGAAAAACTTCAAAAAAAACATCTAAAGTACTTCAAGTCGCCAAAAAGCCAAAGAAAGCTGTTAATAAAAGAGTTAGACACAGTCGTATCAAAAATTATAAGAGGTCGAGGAAAGTGCGTCAGGTGCGGGTCAATAAAGGCACTAACAACAAGCCACTTCTGGTCAAGAAAGCGACTATCAGTTCGCTTCGACGCAGACAATCTCGATTGCGTGTGCCTCGGGTGTCATTTACACATTTTCGAAAAGGAAAAAATGGGAGAGTATCGAGATTACATGCTAAAAAAGCTCGGAAAAAAGGGCTACGAAGCACTAAGGGTAAGAGCCGAAAGTCCAGTAAAATGGTCAACCGCCGACTTAGAAATTCTATTAAAAAGCTATGAAAAATAAAAAAGAAATAGTTTGTTTTAATTGTGAAGGTATAGGTTATTTAGTATCAAGACTATTTAAGTGTGAAGTATGTGATGGAAAAGGAATTATTAAAAGAAATAAATTGACAGTAAAAAGATTAGAAAAATTAATTAAATTATTAAACAAATGAAAAACAAGAGATTACAATTTGAAATAGCGCTTATATTTGCGGAATTTTACTTTTCTCATCTTTTTGATGATGATCCTAAAGTTATAATTGACTGTAAAAAATATTCCGAAGAAGTTATAAAGTTAGTTAAAAAGTATGAGAAGATTTAGAATTAAAAAAGGTACAATACTTATAACAAGTTTGGGCAATATGTGTCCGCTATGTGGACATTTATATAAACGAAATATTAACTTTAAAAGAAAAACTAAGTTAGGAAAGACTATTAAAAGTTTAAATAAATTATATGGAGCGACCAAAGATGCGCTTTCAAAAAGAAGTACCTAAAAACCCCATTATCTCAATCGTTACCTCACCTGCTGTCGTTTTAATTGCAATACTTAAAGCTGGTGGTGAAGTTGTTACAAAGATTGTTAAACCAAAATGAGAGAAATAAGTGAGATATTCTCTGGTATTTTGCTATTTTTAACAATAGTTGGAGGTATTATAATATTTTTTGATGCAAGAAATAAGTGAGTTTTACAAATTTTGCTTATCACGTCCTGAATATTTGGCGGTAATGACGCCACTTGCTCTTGGTGCGCTTGGCATACTTAAGGCATTTTGGAGTGGTTTTTCAAATAGAAGTTTTGAGAATAAGCCAAGTTGCGACAAAGGAAATCATAAAGAACGTTCCCGTACTCTAAGTCCAGTTCATGAAAAACATTGGAAGAAAGTAAGATGAATTACACCCCACTAAATATTTATAAATATAAGTTAAAATACATCTTTGAGGATAATGATAAGGTTGTTAGTTTAATAATTGGTGAGTTAGTCGTTTTATTAATATTGTTAATAATCTATGGAAGAGCAAATTAAAGAAACATTTAAAATACTAGGGATTGCTTTTGATAATGATATTGACCAAATGGATATCCATGCACTTCGTATTGCCTATCGTGATGCAATGAAGGTAATTTATGGATTAGTAATTGGTACGGTATTACAAACTAAGAAAAAATGATAGTTTAATTGTGTGGAAAATAGACAAAGCTGAAACACCGAAAGGTGAAAATAGTAATTGGGGAGGGGATAAAAGACCGAGCCAAATCTATTTTACTTTAGCTCACTCGTTTCCACACGACTAAGCTATGATAATAATAAATGGTGAGGAGTGGGCATCAAAAGAAGCACATGACCGCTACATCTGGTTAAAAACTCACAGAGTACCTAAAGAATATAGGGGAGGTAAGGCTCACATGAATAAAATTAAACAAAAATGTATACGTTGCAAAAAGACTGACTTTTTAACAACAGACCATAAGGGTAATTTAATCTGTCAAACCTGCTTTTTAAGTACTATTTAGAAAACTTTTGTACTACATTACTTACTGAATAAACTCCAGTAAATGATAAAGCAAGTATTAAGTATTCTTTTTCTAACCTAAATACCGCCCATAAAACACAAAGGCTCATTCCAATTAGTGCCATTATAAATTTTGTTGATTTTAGATTATCTTCCATGTTTCACCTCATTTCAGTTAATAAATAAATTTCTTTTTCAACCTCGCCAAGCCTTGCTTCCCATTGTTTTTTCCACTCTTTAAAATCTTGTTTCATTTCATTTTGAGAGGCCAGTAAATTATCAAGTTTAATAATCATAACAGCATAAGTTCCGCCAAAGATAAATGATGAGATTACAACTGATGTTAATATTGCCCAAATGCTATTTACTTTAAAATCTATTTTAGTATCCTCATTTAAGACCGCCTGTCTTTTATTGGTGTCATATTGTCTGTTGTTTATATTTTCTTGGCGTATCATGTTAGTGGTATATTTAAATGCTCAAGTAATTTTATCATAGCGTCTTGCATGAATTTAAGACCTGGCTTTTTAAGTGCGTTATATTGATTTGTCTTTTTGGTTAGAGCGGAGTTTAGATTTGTGATTTCACTTCGATAATCAATCTTGTCTTTTTCCGCTTGTTCAAGTAGTTCTTTTGTCTTTGGCAACTCATCATATGAGGCTTTGTAGATAGCCGATTGCTTCTCAATCTCCTGCTTCTCTAAAGTCATAGAATTTAGCTTAGTTTGGCATAAATCTCCGTTAGCAGAGCAAGTGGTTAATTGCTTATTTAACTCCTCAATCTTTTTATCCTTTACTACTGCTTCATTTACAAGTTTTGTGTGTTGGGCTAAACATTCGGCAAGTTCATTAGATGATGATGAAGCCTCAACTGGTTTAGTTAAATTTTTAATTACCCACTGACAACGGTCTCCATTTGGATCAATATATCCGCTATATCCATTATTGATTTCTGTTTTAATTCCTTTTGCATCACATGGGGCAACTGCAAAATGAAGATGAGGGCCAGTTGAATTACCTGTATTGTCTGAATAACCTAAAAGTTGTCCACTTACTACTTTTTCATTTAGTTTAATTATAACTTCTCTAAAGTGAGCATATATAGTTAAATATCCATTATGGACTACTTTTAAATAATTACCATAACCTGTTGGATCAGTGCCAATTTCACTAATCCACCCATCTGCTGTTGATACTATTTGAATTCCGTTTGGTGTACCAAAATCCAATCCATTATGACCTTTTAATCCAAATTGTGCGTACATTGACGCATTTCCGCCAAATGATTGAGTTTGAGAATAGTTACCTATAAAGATGTCTCCAATTTTGAATTTTTCCATATTATTTTTTCTTAAATAAATTTTTAACAGCGTTTACAATTGATTGTACCACACCACCACCTGAGGATTTTGAAGGTGCTTTCATTTGGGCAGACGATTGAGATGTTTTTGGAGCAGATAGAGCTTTCATTACATTACTTTGAGATACAGATTTAGCAGCCGCTGTTGCTTGAGGTGTTACCTTAACAGATGAAACATATGAAGATGTTGACTTTGGAGCTGAATAAGACGAACTTGATGATTTTGGAGCAGAATATGATGGGGCTGAGGATCTTGATTGACTTGAGCTACTATATGAGCTTCCGCCTCCGCCTCCACTTGAACTACTTCCACTACTAAATGATGAAACTGGTTTAGTTGCAGCCGCAGCTTGAACCGATGTTTTTGGTAAGAAATTATTTGCACTTTGCATTACAGATCTTCCAATTGACATCCATGCAGGTTCATTATTAGATGGTAACCCATATGGAGTTGATTGAATTGGAGATTGTGGCATTTTTGGAGTTGGAGTTAAATTAGGTGCAAAATCCTGAAATGTTTGCATTTGATTTTTTTTCTGTTTCATCATGAAATCCTCAGTTGTTGTCTTTGGGTCTTCATTGACATATCTTCCATAATTTTGAGCTGCTTTCCATTCTAATCCCTCAGCAGGTCGTTGTGCCCCTCTTGAAACATGAGCGACAAGATCGGCTCCACTTAATCCCTGATTTATTCCATCAGTATATGCTTGATAAAGTTCAGGAACTGATATTTTAATGTTATATTCAGCATCTTGTAAATCTTCAATTTTATGACCTTGTCCCCGCCCACCTTGCACGTTAGCTTGGAAAAGTCCATAAGAATGAGCCCTATTTACTCCATCATCGTCTGTCCAATAATCACCAGCAGCTCTTGGATCTCCGCCTGATTCAGTTAAAGCAATTGCATGAACTACCTTTTTAAATTCTTCATCTCCTGGTGCATATTTTTCAGCATATGAATTAAGAAGATTATATGGGTCTGAATCATAAACTTGAGCTTCTTTTGTTGGAGTTTTAACTTCTGATTTAGTTGTTTGTGTTGTTTCTGCCTTAACTTGTTCAGCCATTCTTTTATTAATAGCTGCAATAATATCAGGAGTTGGTTGTTCAAGTTGAGCTTGTCTTTCTTCAATTGCCTTAATTCTTGCTTCTCTTTCTGCGATATCTTTTTCTCTTGCATCTATTACTTTTTGTCTATCTGATATTTCTCGTTCAGTTTGTTTATTTTTTTCAGTATTTACACTGGGAGTAACTCTACCACGAGATTTCTCCTTAACAGCATTAACAACAGATTTGACTTTATTTTCTTTATTAGATTTAGAATCTGGTTTTCTTTCCTCAGATTTAGACTCTGATTTAGATTCTGTTTCTGATTTAGTAACATTTGCCCCCCCAGTTCCTTTTCTCCCAAAAAATCTTCGTCTTGCAAGTCTTGCCCGTGTACCAATAACATCAGCCTCAGGCATATTTATTGTTACTTTCTTTTTGTCTTTCTTCTCTTTTTCTGCCATACTTGACTTTTAATTAGTAATATGTTATAATGTTATATTATGAATATAATTTTAATTATATTATTAGCCTTATTTATATTTAATCCTTATGCTATTGGATTATTAATATTTGGATATATTATTGCTCCAATTATTATATTTTTTGATTTTTTATTTCATCTTCCTGATTTTATTAAAAAATTATTCAGTTGACGGTTGTATTTGATTACTAACTACACCTTCAAAGCGTTTACCAAATTCATTCATCAATAAAATAAACGTATTTAATTTATATTCAGCAATATTTGGAGCATCATCAAATTCAGGAATAAAAGCCTGAATAGATTCAAGTTCTTTCGGTGTCATATTAGCTCCAAGCATAGCATTGCGAACTGCTGTTCTTGCAATAGCAAGTGTTGATCTATATGTTTGTTGATTTTCTGAATTAAAACCAAAAGTTTCTCCTAATGCTCCCATTTGTTTCTGACCAAGTCCAGACTTAACGGTTCCTGATTTTATTAATGCTAATGCCTTTTCTCCAGCACTTGCTGCATTAGAAAATTTTTGTTGAAGTTCTGTTTTTTTAGCTTCTCCTCCACTTAATTTCTTTTCCCATTGCTGACCATAAAATTGAGCATTATATGCTTTTTCAATTCTATCAGCTATTTTGTCACTATACATAAGCCTTGCCATCTTAACCATTTCAGGAGTTATTTCATATTGACTTGGAGTAGTTTCTGTTTCTGGAGCAACTTCTGTTTGAGTTTCTACATTAGTTGTGTCTGCTATATCACCAACTGGTGGAAATTGATTTGGAGGTAATTCTGGAGTTTCTGTTGGTGTTGGAATAACACTTGGTTCTGAGGGTTTACCCATAATAGCCCCAACTCCTTTTCCAGTTGTAATTGGTAATAATTTTTTAATAAAATCAGGAACACTTGCTTTACCTGCTCCTATTAATTTTTTAGATATATTTTTAACAATACTTGGACTTTGAGTCTTTGTATTTAGTGCAGCCGATCCAACAGAAACACCAGCTCCCGTAAGAGCCGCTGTTAATGGATTGCCAGTCAATGCACCTAATGCTCCACCTATAAGTCCAGGTGCAAGACCTTGACCTGTTATATTCTTAATAAATCCACCAGATGTTTTTAATAAATCTACTCTTTTTTGTAAAGCATCAAGTGCTACTTTATAATATTGAGTTGATTGATTCATTTGTTTGACTTCAGGAACTCTTGTTTCTATTAAATCACCAAATTTTCTTGCAATATCAGCAACCGCCGAACTTGCACTTGTTTTTTTTCCGTTATTATAAAAACTTGAAGCGGCATCTTGTAAATCACTTTTCATCATATTAAAAGTATCTATACGAATGGGTGGCATTTCCAATGGTAAAAACTGCTTACTTGCTATCATTTTTTCCATTTGATCTTCACTTATTCCAATATAGTCTCTCATTATTTCCAATATCTTTTTTCTTGCTGGAGCTTGTAATAATTTATTTTCACCAGTTTCATACTTTAATTTTGAGTTAAAAACTTCCTTTACAGAATTAAAGAAATCACTTGATTCAATATATTCTCCAGTTTGTTTAAGATAATCATTAACCTTTCCTATTGTATCTTTTGATTTAGATGAAAAATAATTTACCATTTCATCATCTCCCATCTTACTCACATTTTTAGCATCTCTTTTTAGAAATTCGTCTACAAAATCAAGTTTTACAAATTTTCTAAAATCATCAAGCATGGCACTTGATGGTTTAAAAATATTTAAAACTAAATCTTTTCCTGCTTTTCCAACCTTATTTAATACAGCTCCACCAGCTTTAAATACAGGTGGAAATAATGAAGATATTCCAGCAGATGTTGCAACAGAACCAGCCGTTGAATCTTCTTGAGACATATTAGATAATCCTCCAGATAATGCGGCAGCTCCCATTTTAACAGGAAGGGTTGCTTTTGACATAGGATTTATCATCCATGAGGCAAGTCCAGCGGTTTCTTTTCCTGCTTGTTTAATATTTTCACCTATTCCTTCAGTTCGAGCCTTAATAAGGCTTCTTTGTTTTTGACCAGTTAAAAATGGATTATCTTGAGCTGCCTCTTCAACTGATCGTTTTTGAAATCCTCGTCCTACCATTCCAGGTATTTCATAAATACTTGCAGCTGCTCCAGGAACAGCCCCTAAACCTAATGTATTTAATAATTCAGATCCTTTTCTAATGGTTCCCTTTACTCCACCCATTGTTGAAGCTGTATTCGGTTGAGAAGCTCCACCAACTACATCAAATTTATTAGGATCAAGATCCCAATCTTCAATCGTTCCTGACTGACCTGTTGTTTTATCAATAACTTTTATACGTGCCATAGTTAATCTGGTATAAACGTACTACCACTTGTTTTTGAATTAGTAACACTATCTCCATATGGAACATATGAGCCTCCTGGCTTTGACCAATCTGGTATAACCAATGGTTTTCTTGCTGTACTTACAGAATTTCTATTAGTTTTTTTTGTGGTTTGTTTTGCTCCTGCTCCACCAGTTAGAGCCTTTAACATTTCAATATATTTAAGCAAATCTTCTTCTTCTTTAGCTTTTTCGGCTTCTTCAGTTGCTTTATCAGCATCAAACTTTTTTAAATTAAATAAATAGTCAAGTTCATTTTGAAATGACTCTTGTTCCATTTTTTTAGCTTGAAGTCCAAACTGTAAAAGTTGCATGGCTTTACCCAAACCCTCAGATAATACGTCTTTGCGTCTACCAATATCAGTTGAAATATCAGCAAGTTCCTTAGCTGTTGCTAAAGTTTGTCCAGTTGCAGCCCGCTGTCCAATTAAGGGATCAACAACTCCTTGCATATTTTCAGGTTGAGTTACATTTCCTGACGATTCACCAAGTGGTCCTTGAACTGGAAAATAAGTTTGTGCTAATTTAGTGTCATGAGCAAAAAGTTGCTGTATTTTATCAGATTGAGCGGCTCTCATATCTTGAACTTGACGATCGGTTGCGGGTGAATATTGAGCCGTTGCATCAGAAACATTTTTTTCATACCCACCAATATCAGCTCTACTTTTATCAAGAGCTCCCTGTATTTGAGAAACACGATCTGTGTTTGCTACATTCGGATTTTCATTTAGTTGTGCCATAATATTTATATAATTTTTATCCTAAATCATTACTTGCTCGATATTTGGAATATGCTTCCTGATATTTTAATGGTGCCATTTGTGTATTGGCTTTTTCTCTTTTTTCCTGTTCAATATCAAGCTGTGTATCTCTCCATTTTCTATCCTGCTCATCAGACCCTCGAACCTTACTAATTCCAGCGGCCTCAGTCTGACGACTTAATGCCCTTTTTATTGCTTGTTGTCTAAGTTGTTGTCCCTGCTCCATTGGAGCTCCAATAAATTTAGAGTAATATTCGGAAGTTGGAGCTTTTGATGTCTCCTGTCCCGTTGGAATCTGTCCGACAAGTACTCCACGTTTATTAGCCTCGCCCTGTGCACTTAATGTTTCTTGACCTGATTTTATTGTTTCCTCAGCCGATGATTGACCATAATCCTCAGAAGCATACCTTAAACCTCTATCATAATCTTCTTGAATATATTTTTTAGCAAGCTCAACGTCCCCTTTTGCTAAGTTAAGTTTTTGGGAATAATAAGGGGTTAGCTCATCATAAGCCTGTTGACGAGCTGCTGTCCAGTCAAAGTTAAATTTTGGATATGTTACGTAATCAGGCATAGTTTTAAATCATTAAATTAAAAATAGATGCTGCCCCAAAACGGGTAGAAACAAGACCATTATAATAATTAGTTACTTCTGTGTCAGACCAAGCTCTACTAAATATAGCTACTTCATCAATTATTCCATCTGTATAATTACTATTATATCCGCCTGATCTTCCAATTGAAAAATCACTGGCCGTTGCGTCAACTGTCCCAGTCACTCCAGTATCATCTTTTTTTGTACTATTTGACCAGATTGTTTTAGTGGAAGTTGCGGCGTTCCATACTCCACATACAAAATTCCATCCTAATTTTACTATTGGAGTTGTTGAGATTGTTTCAGCAGGAGTTAATCCAGTTACATTAAATTTAGGAACATTACCCGCTGCTATAAATAAATCTGGATTATGATTTGAGCTACTATCTGCTCTGGCTGCAATATCATAACGATTTATTCCTGTATCCGTTGCTAAATACACCCACGCCATCCAAGTTTGACTCCCTGCTATCGCAAGTTTTGGACAAGATGCCGCCGCTATTGTTAGATATTGAGATGATGCCCTTACATGATTTGAACCATTATTAAATTTACCAGCAACAAATGTTGTACCATTAACATTGGTTAAATGATAACTATTAGTACTACTATCGTTTACATCATCAAGTCTCCAGTAACCCTGGAGACTTGTATCATAAAATAATGTTGTATTCCAAAGTTCTATTGCACTCATTTTACATATTTAATCCTAATATATAACCAAGATAATTACTTGCACTGGTACAAATAAATCCAAATGAATCAATTTTACCAGTGGTTGTTGTTAGGGTTGGAGTAACTCCATAAGCCCATTTAATTGTTGAAAACCAAGTGACTGTGTTTGAGCCCCCATTAATAAGATTAATTACAAAAGGTTGCCCAACTGATACATTAGAAAGAGCTAATGTTCTATTTCCACCAAGTGTTACAGTGTGAATATTTGAGCCTACCAAATCGAATGTAATTGTTGCCCCATCAGTATCAGTAGTTAATGCCTGAACTGATCCATTTACGGTTGGTTTAGTAATTGTTGGATTTCCTGCGATTGTTCCTGTAATAGTTGGCCCTGTTATTGTCGGTGAAGTTAAAGTCTTATTTGTTAAAGTCTCACTACCAGTTTGAGTAGCTGCCGTTCCTGCAATTTTAGTTGCTGCAATAGCCGCTGTTGCTGAAATATTGGCGTTTGATATAGAACCATCATAATCATCTATAATGTTATCAAATTCTGCATTTAAATCTGCGGCGGTTAATACATCTCCAGATGACCACTCTTTGACGCGACTTATAGTACTCGTAAATTTATCCTCCTATCTGAAAGTAATTTTTAATACCCCACTTTTTACTTTCATTTGAAATGGGTCTTTTAAATGTTATTTTATAATGACAAATCTGACAAAGCGTTCTACAATTTTCCATTTTAAATCTAAGGTTTTTAAAATCAGACCATCTTTGTATGTGGTCAACATGTAAAATTCCTCCCCTTTTCCAACATATTTGACAAGTATAATCATCTCGTTTTAAAACCTCTTTCCTTAACCACTCAAAGATTTTTCTTTCTTTTCTACTTTCTGTAGAAATTCCACCTTTCCAATTTATATTTTTTTCTCCAATGACCCAAGGAGCTTTTCCTCCTCTATTCCAACTTGGTTTACCAATTAATCTTCTTCTTGAATTTTCAATCGCTTTTTTTCTTATATCTGGGATAAAAAGGTTTTTACCTAAACCTAATTCTTTTGCTTTTTTACTCATCTGCTTTTTTCTTTCTTTACTTAATTTTCTTCCCAAATTCCATTTACCAACTAATTTCCCCCAATTACCGATTTTTTTACATTTTGGGCTACAATACTTTGGTCTTCCATGCGATTTGTTTTTAAATTCATTTTTACAAGTTTTGCAAATGTATTTTTTAGCCATTCCATAATTCCAAGATTTATTTCCTTTAATAAATCTTGTTTTTTTACCACCCTCAACGAATAATTTTATATTTTTAGGTATCATTTTTATTTATCTGAAATTGGTAACTTTTTCATGAAAATCAGCTCCCAGTCCCTAATTGTAATTGAACTTGTGGCTGATGTATCATAAAGTTTAAATTGTAAATAATAACTTCTATTTTTAGGAAACGTAAATCTATCTCTTGATAAATCAGTTGACCCAAGCCGTGATGTATCAAGAATAATATTATCAAACACTGAGCCTGTTCCAGATAGATTTATAGTTCCTAAATTGTCATATGAAAATCCGTCTTTTGCATAATCAACAGTTACATCATAATTTCCAGTTTCTTCACTTCGAACATATAACCATTTATATTTATTTTTATGTTCAGGTTCATCCCCGCCATATCGCCTTGAAATTACTTGAAAATTAATAGCGGTTCCATTATCATCAGTTGAGCTATCAAAAACATAGGCCTTAGATACATCAGTTGCTTCTCCAAAATATACTTGGGGAGTTGTTGTTACTGAAAAATCAATAATAACTGAGGCATTTATTCCAGTATGTCTTGACCAACCCTTAGTTATTGTGTCATAAGTTAAAACTAAATTATTTGTGGTTGAGGCTCCATTTGTTAAAGCAAACCAGACATATCTTCCATCAAAAAATCCAGCTGTATTTTCAAGTTTAGCCTTATTTAATCCATTCATTGTCCCCTCAATATCCTGAGAAATTATTCCATTGTCAACAATTACTCCATATAAAGTTCTCATAATTGAGCGAAAATGTGGAATATTACCTGAAAACGAAATGTAAAAGAGCTCATTACCCGTATTAACTATTGAACGATTGGATAATGTTCCAAGTCCAGTTGCCCTTTCCTCAACTGATGAGAGAGTGAGAGCCGCTGTGCCAAAGTTAGTCGCTGCCCAAACTCGTCTTTCTTTAAAAACAAAAAGCTCATCTTTTAAGGTTTGAAGACCTGTAATTTCATCTCCGTCATTTGGGTTTACATCTAAATCAGACGATGCTCCCCCCGTAAATGTTTCTGGATCTCCAAGCACTGAACTTTGTAATCTGTTTTTATTTGTACTAATGTTTGCAACATGTAATTGATTATGAAACCATTTTGCATACTTTCCCTTTGGAATTGCCGCAACTGTTGAAATTGCCGTCCCATTATATTTTGGAACGGTTGATGTGCCATCAAAAAAATAAACTGCGTTATTGGCCATGACTATGTCAATCTGGGCGGTTGTACTTAGTACCCCAGATCCACTTGTTATAAGAGCCCAATTTCCAGATCCAGTCCATTTATAAATTGACCCGTTAAATACTCCAATTAACTCTTTTGTTCCATCTGAAAATTTAGCTCCAAATAGTCCCTGACATGGCTTATCAAGTTCGATATCATTTCCAATCAAAGAATAACCAGTTCTTTTAACAATCTCACCAGTTTTCAAAAAACAATTTAAAGCGTCTGCCAAATATCTTGGTTTTAGCTGTTCTGGTGGATCACGATCGTTATAACCGATAAATTTACTTTCTCGAATTATATATCTTGGACTTGGCATACTTAATATGGTCCGCCCATATCAGCGGAAATACTATCTCCTAGAACATCCATAACAGATTTCCCCTCCTCTGCCAGTTTATCCTTTAGATCCTCCTGCATTTTTAAGGTGCCACGCTCATATTTAGCGTCAAACTTATCTGCATTATCTGTATCTTGTGAACCAAACCTTAAAGCCTCACTCATTGCTCCATAAACTATATTTATCCAGTATTGGTCTGGATAGGGAATATCAATAGTTGAGCTATCTGAGGATAAATCAGCAACTTCTGGAATGTACCAAATTTTAACCGCATTTGTTCCTGTTTTGTCTGGTTTTGGAATAAATCCAATTACTGTATTTGCTCCATATCCATAAGTATAATAATAGGCATTTCCAAATACTTTAAGACCAATTCCAGCGTTCTCATATCCCAAATCACGTCTTACTGCATCTATATTAAATATTGGTAAACATCGAGTTGGAGCACCTGAGGTGGTTGTTACATCATAATTTAGCTCAACACGCCTTAATTTAAAAATATCAGTTGGAACTCCGTCACTATTGTCATATTCTTCTTGGTCAGCAACTGTACTAAATGTTGTTGAAGTTACAAAATAATCCTCATAAGCGGTAATTGCATTAACTCGAACTTTATGATAATAAATGTTAAGTAATCTATTTAACTCAGCGTCAGACCAATCTAAAGCTGTAGCCTCATCAAGATAACTTCTCATTTGTGTTCTTATTGTTGAAAGTGTTTTTGACATTTTTTTACAAAAAAAATCGCTCGAAACCTTGCGGCTCCCAGCGGAAATTATTTTCCTATTGGATATATAATACTAACAAATAAGTTATTGTCCTGTCAAATCTAAATTTGACGAGGCTGTTGCTTCTTTATAGTCTTCATATTTACATACTGAATATGTATTATGTAATTCTATTATACCCTTATTAAATCGACACGCTTCAACAAACCCACAAACTGTGGTACTGCTTACCCCATATTCATTAACTTTTAATACTGCCAAAATAGTTACAAAAAGTAAAGTAATAAATAAACATGATTTAATATAATCTAATATCATCTTGCAAAAGGAATAAATCCTGAACTAATAATATCTTTTACTGAGGTTATTGTTTCATCAGCTGGAGAAAATGAAGCTACTGATATACCATATAATGTAGTTGTTGACGTCCAAGAAACTACTTGATCACCAGCTGGAGTAACATTACCATTTGTATCTTCAAGACTACCAAAATTTAGTGAAACTGCTCCTGTCCATCTATCTGTTAATACAGGAGTAGGACTTCTTGTAGAAGCTAACCCTCCAACAACCCAACAATTATCAGAAATAGTTGTTATTGTAATTGAAGGATTGGCTGAAACACCATTACTTACTCCATTTACTGCATCTGGTTGTCCACTTTGAGATACTCCAGTCCAAGAAACAGCTCCAGCATTACAAGATACCGTACTTCCAGTAAAACTTACGGATATTTCATTACTTCCAATAGCGGGATTTAATAAATACCATAAACTTATTTGTGCATTTGGAGAAGCTCCCGTTGTCCTTTTTGAACCCAATAATGTTAATGAAATATTATTATAAGTTATACCAGTACAATTTGGACCACTACTTGCCCTAACAACAACGGCAATAATCAATACTAAATTTGTTCCTGTACATATATGATTCCACTTTAAAGGACTTGTAGAAGTAGTAGTTCCATTAGAAGATGAATCAAATTGTATTGCCATATTTACACTTCATAACCACAAATGGTTACATAACAAGTAGCTGTACTTGTTGTAATAATTAAATCAGCCTCATCCTCGCTACTATAAAGGGGGGTCGTGAAAGAATGTGACCATCCGCTATTTGCGGCAAGTTCTGCTTTCCATACTACACTATCTCCAGCTACTAAATCATCTTCAAGTGTTACAGTTGCAGCCGCTGATACGTTGATAAATATATCTGTTATATACCATCTTTTACCAGAAGCAGGACTCCATACTATCCCATCAGTTACCGCCCCAGCATTTGTATAATATTTTTTTACATGAAGTGTATTTCCAGCAAGTTCATAATCATTTGGACCAACTTTACCAATCGTATTAAGTCCGCCAGTTCCTGCGGAAAATGCTGTAGTTGCTGTCCCTGGTGTTATTGCCATATTATCGTCCTGAATTTTCATCAGAAACTTCTAATATACGAATATCTGAGGTTGCTGATGAAACAATTCCATAAATAATCATACGAGACCCAGCATCAATCGCTGGTGAATAAGTTCCCGCTGGAATTGGAAGTCCATTTGAAACAGTTACATCAGACCCTCCAATATATACAGTTTGACTTGAATTATTATAAATAGTAAGAGCTCGTCTATAACTTAAAACCTCAGCGGGAAGTGGTGTTAAAGTTGAGGTTACGGTGCCCGCCCTG